GGGTGCAGAATAGCATGGAAACCGCCTTTCCCATCAACACCATTTCCATTCTTTCCCGTATCTTCAGTTCCATCGTAAAACGTTGGGAGGGATTGGATGAATTGCTGTAATAGTGTTGCATCTTTGATCGTTTCAAGTAACGGATTTTCGGAACCAGCAGCAACCTTTGCATTGTAAGTTGAATAAACCGCTTCGGCTAATTTGATTCGTTGCTGTCGCTTCAATTCACGCTCTTTCTTCATGTTCGCCTCATCGATAATCCTTTGCTGTTCTGCGAGTGATTCTTTGGCATCGATATTTCCCTGCGCTGCGAGTTGTTTATAGTATTCAAATTGGCTTTGTGCCGCTGCTTGTTCCTTTTCGATTTGCTTTATTTTTCGATTCGATTGCTCAATGAAATAATCCGCAACAATTTGAGCCCATTTGTTACGGTCATTCATTTGCTTTTGCAGTTCTTCCTTTGTTTTTTCAGTTAGTTTTTGATCTGCTTCTATTGCCTTTTCGTTTAAATCATTTTTAGTAGCAATCAATTCTGTGTTGAATTGTTCTTCTACTTGAAGCAATTCATCTTTAGATTTACCTTCTGCTATTTTTATTTCTAGTAATTTATCCGCATTTCGTTGTAACTGATCTTGTTCAAGTTGTGCAAGTTTCTCTTGATAATCGGCTTCTATCTTTGCTTTTTGTTCAGCAGATAATCCATCCTGATCAAGTGCTTTTGTCCTTGCGTTTTCTAATGCTTCTCTTGCCTTTTCTTGATCAAGTCTGTATTTCTCTTCAATGGCTATTTTATCCGCTTCTAAACGCTGGTTAATTGCTTCTTTTTCTAAAGCCAACCGTTCTTGCAATTTTGCTTCAAGTTGTGTTGTGTCGAATTGCATTCCCTCTTCTGCCAACCATCCTAAGTTTTCCGTGATGTCCGCAATTTCTTTATTAACTTGTTCGATTGCTCTTGCACTTTCCAATTCATCTAACTGATTCAATAGATCCGTTTGGATTGATAGATATTCGTTTTGTTTTTCTAATTCTAAGGTGTATTCCTTTATTTTCGGTATTTTAGCTTTTATTTTATCTGTGTTATCTTCATGAGCAGCACTATTGGCATTTACATCACTTGTTGCATCCTTTACTGATTCATTTGTTTGATCAAGTTCCTTCCGATATTCTTCTATTTTAGCCGTTGCACCACCTATTTTTGCCCTAATATCTGCAATTCTACTTTCAACACTTATTATTTCGCCATTTGCTTTTATAATTGATTTAGTAGTTTTACCTCTTTCTTCCCACATTTTTAACTCTTCTTGTAATGCAGTTCTTCTTTTGGCAACGGCATTAATATCATTGTTAATTTCCTTTTGTGTAAGATTCAAAGCGTATTGTTTGCGCTTCAGGAATTGCTCTTCAGTTATTTTATTTTCATTCCTTAGTCTTTGTAATTGGGCAATTTCTTTACTTAATGCATCTTGTCTTTCGCTTACTCTTTCAGCTGCTTTTTCTTGTGCAGCAGCTTGTGATGCTTCTAATTTCTTTTGTGCCTCTTCAGCAGCAGCAGCACCAGAAGCAATATCATAAAGAGCCGTTGCAAGTTCAATTGCTAATCCAATAATGGCAACCCATGGTATTGCAGACATTGTTTTTCCTGCCTTTTGCATACCATTTGCCATATCCTGCGCACCTTGCCCAACTTGTTTTGTAGACTTAAATGCAGTTAACATATTTGATGCAAGATCCTTTAATCCACCATTAAAAATAAATTGCTTTGCTTGAACAGCAAGTAATGCGCCTTTGTATGCTCCCCATGCTAAAACCGCTTTTCCTACGTATCCGATAATTGTCCCTAAATTCTGAGCAATAAAGGATAGTGCTTCAACTAATATTTGCGATGTGCCTTCACCACTACTTAACTGAAGAATCAAAGCATTCCAGCTTTCTTTAAGTTGATTAAATGCAAAGGATAGTGTTTTTGTACGGTCTTCCGCTTGTTTTGATGCCGTTCCTTGGGTGTGCATCTGTGCTGTTAACTCTTCAATCCTTCCGGTGTTGTTGATTAGGTTAGTGGCAGCAACTGCATTTTCCGTTCCGAATACCTTAACAAGCGCAGCATTATCCTTTAATAGTGGCTTTAATGCATCCAATCGTTTAGAAAATGGTTTCGATGTATCCGACAAATCAGCCATTGAAATACCCAATGCTTCTAACCTATCTTTTGCCTCTTTTGGTAGTGCATCTGGAGCCGATAGTTTCAACATTACATTACGCAATGCTGTTCCTGCTTCTGCTCCTTTCAGCCCCTTTTCCGCTAATGCTTCAATAAGTCCCGTTGATTCTTCAAGTGATACATTTGCTGTATTTGCAACGGCTCCGAATTTCAAAAGCGCATCTGTTACTTGTGGTATTTCAGCGGATCCAAACAATGCGCCATTTGCTAATGAATCGATGAAACGTGCAGCCTCTTCCGCTGGTGCGCCGAACTGATTCATGGCATCGGTCAACGCTGTTGCTGCTTCAGGCAATGTCATTCCGGAGGCTTGGCTCAAAGTGATAGCAGACTGAGTGACCGAATCCAATGCTTCAGCATTTGCCAACAATTCAGGTTTTGCGGAACCAATTAATTTATATGCTTCTATTACCTCAGATGCACCGCCCTGAACTGATTTACCCAATTCGGCTGCTTGTGCTTTAAAGAATTCAAGATCCTTTCCAGATGCGCCCGTGATGGCTACAAGGTCCGCAATCTTTTGGTCAAATTCTACAATGGTTTGTCCTGCGCTTCTAACAACAGAACCTATACCAAATGCAAGTCCTAACTCACCAAGTCCTGATCTTAGTTTGTTGATTGCACCGTTATAATTACCAACGTTTCTGAAGTTATCACCAACCGTTGAATCAATCTTTTTGAGTGCCTGGTCACCCTTTTGAGCAGCAGCCGTGACATTCTTATATTCACTTGCAAGTTGTCGGTATTCCTTTGAGTTCTTTTTTCCTGCATTTTCAAGTACTAACATCTGAGCAGCCAATTCCTTCGATTGGTTTTTCAAATCACGGGTGTTTGCAGCAAGTTGTTTATAGGCAGATTCTTGATCCTTTTGCGCTTTCAATGCTTTCTCTTTTGCCTTTGCTTCCTTTTCGGCTTCAGCATTAAGTGCTTTTTTTGTCTTGAGTTCTTCGTTTTCCGCTTGTGACACTAATTTACGAAGAGATGCCTCCTGCTTTTCAAGTTCAATCTTTTCCCTTTGCAGTTGATTCGCTTCGTTCGTAAACTTATTGAACTCCTGAATGCCTTTTGAGCTGTCAGTTTTTGCTCCTTTTATTCCGGATTTGGTGAGTTTAGCCATTTCTATCAACTCCGAATTCATCGCCTGAAGTTTTGCAATGGTTTCTTCCGCTGATTGCTTTATCGATGCGAATACATCACCTTCGAAAAGGTCATTGCTGCTTATTTTCTTTGCCATTCTTTACTTATTTGCTTTATTATATTCGCCCAAAAGCGTAAAATATTCCCGTGCCGTAATCGTTTTACTATTAATCCATGTACCTAACCACTTGGATATGTAGACAAGTGCCTGGTTTATGCTTATTCCGTTACCAGCATTCGCCAAAATGCCTGATAATTTCTGTATTTCAATCTCTATTTCAGTCAGTTTGAACCGATCTCCCGTTATAACGTAATCCAATTCAAGCAATGCTTTCTTTTTCATGGCATCCATGACCTTTTTTTGTACCGCACCAAGACCAAACTCCCCGATATACTCGTCAAATATCATTTCCCATACCAATGCATCATGCTCAGCCGTGCCGTTTTCAGCCTTTCTAACGAACTTTATTTCCCCATCCATACATTTCACCCAATTATCCAAAGGAATGTCATCTAATCCCTTGTAATAATCTGTATAGTTCACGGTTGTATCGTTCTTTGAGTTCTTCGATAAGCTTCGCTTTACTTTCTTCATTAAGTCCAATAATGCCAATACCATACTCATTGAATAAATCTGTCGTTTCTCCGCTTTCATCTGTCTTAATTGCGTCTGCATCTATTTCTATTGCGTTACCCATTACTCGTATTATCATGGAATCATAGAAATCACCCGTATCGTATAGGGTGTAATGTGTTCCTGCTGTCTTTTCCGGGTTGATCCATTCGGTAAAGTCGGAATATAACCCGATTACTTCATTATCTTCATCAACACCTTCAGCATATAGCTGGTCCCAACGGATATAATCCAGAATGATCGTTTGCAGTTCTTTATCCCCAAATACCTTGCGCCACAAATATTCAGGACCGACCGTGCGAGATCGATTCAAAAGCATTCCTAACTCTGTCCCCATGATATCCATAAAACAAAGGTAAAAAAAAGAGGGGTGCGATTTAATCAACACCCCCCTTTTCTTCTTACTACAAAAAAAGTTACTTTTTCGCTTTGCGTTTAGCCTTGCCATTTACCGTTTCCCACGCTGCTTTAACAACGTTTGGTGGTATATTGCTGAACCTTTCATATGCCTCCGATAGTTTCACCTCCGAAAGGATTTGATAATTCATTGAATACCGACCGATCTGAACGAAAGCCATTATGCAGCAGTAAATGAAGTTGAACCAACGTAACCATCCTTATCAACTGAGATAACGATATCGTCACCCGTTGTCGCTGTGAAATCAAAAGTGTATGTTCCATCAGGACCTTCACCAAATGAATCAAACGTACCACCAACACCATTGATTGTGATAGCAAAATCAGCAACAACCGCACCCGTGAACTTAATAGCATTCAATGCAGTCCCGTAATCTAAAGCAAGGTCAGAAACCAATTGCCCTGAAGTCACTACATTGTTGTTAAAGTTGACATCCAACAAACCATTAAGATCGTTGAAGTCAACACCTGCTTCAGTTGCTGTGATCATGTACATTGTACCCTCATCAAATAGACGATCAAAGTCAAATGCAACCATGATCTTCGATGTTGTCGAATCCGTTGCAAACATGTACTTAGGATCGAACGATGGGTTGTCTACCGGAATCGGATAAAGCGCATCGTTCACCTTTGAACCTACCAAGTTTCCAGCTGTGTCAATGATGTAAACACCGAAGTCAACGCATCTGTTATTCTGTAGTTTGCTCAATAGTGTAGGTGAAGAATCTTCTGCCCATAGTTCACCAGAGAAAGAACGTTTCCCTTGTCTAAGGAATACCATTCGCCCTGAGTTTGCCTCTTCGAATTGTGAATCCGCTTTTGGTAGTTCTACATTTTCGAATACCGGAAGGGGAAACCAACGCTTTGAAGCATCAGCCTCATTCACCAAATCGTTCCATGTTGGAAGCGGTGAAGTTAGATCAATGTAGTTCTTTATACCATCATTTGCGGTAAGCGGAACCATGATCAATTTTGTCGTTACCGACTGGATTGGAACGCAATTCGGTCTTCCCGTGTTGCTCAATCC